CTTGCCGGCGACTGGCACCTACGCCGGCATTGATCGGACGCTGGCCAACAGTGCGATCTGGCGCACGACATCCTGGGACGCCAGTGCCGGCGCCGGCACCACGACCACCCCGGGCTTTGTCGCGCTTGGGACGCAGGTCACTTCGGCCACGATCCGGCCGATGCTGAACTACATCATGACCAAGCAGTCTCGCGGCAAGCAGTACGCCGACCTGCTGATCATGTCCCCGGAACACTACGCCGCCTACGACGCTGCCACCGTGGCGATCCAGCGCCAGAGCAACTCGACAAGTCTTGGTCAGCTCGGCTTTACTTCCCTTGAGTATATCGGTGGTGGAAAACGGGCCGAGATTGTGCTCGACGGCGGCATCGGAAGCAACATGCCGGCGAATACTACGTTCGGGCTCAATACCGACACGCTGCGCATCCGTTACAACCCCAACAGAAACTTCGATAGACTGTTCAAGGGGGACGGACAGATGCCAATCGACAAGGACGCGATTGCGCAATTCATCGGATGGATGGGTGAACTGACGATGACCAATCCGATGTTCAATTGGCGCTTCTCGGACAGCAACCCGGCCGCCTGACCGGCCGGATCCTTTGCCGGGAGCCGTGCCCCCGTGGCTCCCGGCCTTTTTGGAGGAACCAATGGCAATTGGAGCCAAATCCGCCGGCATCACACCGTTCTTCAAGACGATGCCGTTCAAGAACGAACGCGAGAGCATCAAGGCCGGGCGCCCGATCTTCGAGGACGTCGAGGTGTGCGAGATCCGCTTCGCCGGATCGAAGGACACCAGCGTGTTCCCGAGCCATGCCTACTCGCACTGGGAAATCGACGAGGAAAGCGGCGAGCAGCGCCAGCTCACCTACGCGGAGCGGTTTCCCAAGCAGTTCATGCAGTTCAAGGAAAAGCAGCAGCAGACCAAATCAGGAACGCCGCTGGACTATGTTCATTTTTTGACGGACGCGAAGCGGGCCGAGCTGCGCGCCTTCAATATTTACACCATCGAGGCGCTGGCCGAGATCGACGGGCAGCCTTTGAAAAACCTGGGGCTCGGTGGCCGGGAATGGAAAAACAAGGCGATTGAGTATCTGGCCAGCTCCTCGCATGAGGGGACGGTCATTCGCCAGCAGGCCCAGATCGATGCCCTGATGAACCAGATCCGCATGCTGGAGGATGACAAGAAGCTGCAGATCGCTGGTCCGCATGATCCCGAGCCGCGCCAGCCAGTCCCGCCCGAGCCGGAGGACGAGGAGAGCGAGCAGGACGACAATGACGGCGACGGTCAGGACGAGCGCACGGTCCCGCCCGGGCCGAATGTCGCCGCCGAGCTGATTGGCCTCTCGCGCAACGAGCTGCGCGCCCTGATCGTCGAGAAGACCGGCAAGCGCCCGGTCGGAAATCCGTCGATGCATAATCTGGTGCGCATCGTGCAGGAGCTTGGAAACGGATGACGGTTCAGTCGGTCATCAAGGAGGTCACTGCGTTCGTTGGCGTCAGGCCGCCGAATGGCAGTGTTTTCCAGACCGCCTACGTCGACCGCACCGCCTGGGAATTCGTCAATCTCGCCAACGAAATGGCGCAGCGCATTGCCTACGACACGCGCGATTGGCAGGTGCTGCGCGCGCGTGCTGGTTTTCTCGGAACTGGCACACATCCTCCGGCCGATCAGCCGCAGGAAACGGTCTTTTCGATGCCGGCCGACTACCAGCGCATGCTGCTGACGTCTCAGGTGTGGACGTCGCGCCAGACGCACGCGCCGATGTCATTCATCTCCGACGCTGACGACTGGCTGCGCAAGGAGCTGCAGGGCTACGTCAATCCGATCGGGGAGTGGACCATCTTCGGCAATGAGATGCACGTTCGGCCGGTGCCTGCGGCCGGCGAAAAGATCATGTTCTACTACATGCGCAACACGTGCGTGAAACTGGCCAGTGGCGGCTTCGGCACGCAATTCCTGACCGACGCCGACACCTTCGTGTTGCCGGAGCGGCTGCTCAAGCTCGGCATGCAATGGCAGTGGAAGGCCAACAAGGGCGCGAGCTACGCCGAGGACATTGCCAACTACGAGGACGCGCTGGCCAAGGTGGCCGGCGCCGACAAGCCCTCGCCGATCTTTGTTGGCAGTCAGGCTATCTCCTCTGACGCCGTCATCGCCTACTACGGGGACGTGCCGTCCGCCGACACGTTCGTTGGACCGCCTCGATGAGCCGATCACTGCCGCACTACCGCGAGTTCCGGCGCTACGGGGCGCCGGCTCAGGTTGCGCCGCAGCTGCTCCCGAAGACCATTCCGGCGCCAACGCGCGGCCTGATCCTGAACGAGAACCCGGCCTTCATGCAGCCGGCCGGCGCCCTGGTGCTCGACAATTGGTTCACGACCGAGAACACCATCCGGCTGCGCGGCGGTTCGCAGACGTGGGCCTCGCTGCCTGAGACGACCGAGGTGATGGCGCTGTTCAATTATGTCACCGGAACGATGCGCAAGATGTTCGCCGCGAACATCACCAAGCTCTACGAGGTAACGTCGGCGACTGCGGCACTTGTCACCGGAATTACCATCACGGACGGACATTTCTCGACCGTGCAATTCTCCAACATTGCCGGGGATTGGTTGTTTGCCGTCAATGATAAGGGCGAGGCTGCGCTGCGCTACAACGGCACGAGCTGGGTACAGCTGGTCTCCGGATACACGCCGCCGGGCGGACAGCCGGGCATCTTCAACTTTTACACACCGCCATCGACGCGCGTCGCAGCGATTGGCCTCACGCAAGTCTGGAAGTACCGGCGTCGGCTGTTCTTCATTCGCGGCAACACGATGGAGGCGTGGTACGGCGACATCGACGCCGTCGGCGGGGACTTGCAAATCATTCCGCTATCCGGCGCCTTCACGCGCGGCGGCTCGCTGCTGTTCGGTTGCGCGTGGTCGGTTTCGGCTGGAGACGGCATCGATGACAAGTGCATTTTCGTCACGACCGAGGGCGAGATCGCGGTTTTTACCGGGACCAATCCGGGTGACGTGCAAAACTGGAAACAGCAGGGCCGCTATCAGATCTCGCGTCCGATGGGGAAGAACGGATGGCTGAACATTGGCGGCGACGTCCTGATCATCACGGTGGATGGCATCGTGCCAATAAGCCAAGCGCTGACCAAGGACGTCACGGCGCTGGAGTTCTCGGCCCTCACTCGCGTGGTTCACCCGTTGTGGGAGAAGGAGGTGCTCGACAAGGACGATCGCCCCTGGAGCATGTGCAAGTGGGACGACTACGGCGCCTTGTTCGTTACCTTGCCGGGTGGCTCAATCGGTGACTGGCGCTGTCTGGTCGCCAACACGGTGACTGGCGCTTGGTCGCGCTTCCTTGGCTGGGACGCGCTGCAATTCTGCACCCTTTCCGGCAGCATGTTCTTCGGCACACAGGACGGCCGCATCGTGCAGGCCGACGTCAAGGGCAAGGACTACTCGTCGACGCGTCCGACTGGCGGAGCCCTGGAAGGAAGTGCCGGGTATCCAAAACGCACCTACGCCTGCACCTACGTCGGTGGTTGGGAAGTGTTTGGGGAGCCGCCCTTCCTGTTCTCGCTGCGTCAGGCGCGCTGCTCGTTCAACACGCTGTCGAGCACCACGGAATTCATTCCGCAGCTCACCGCGTGCGTCAATTACATCGTCGACGTGCCGCCGCCGCCGCTGGCCGGACCAGACTTCGGGCTGGCCGAGGTGTGGGATGAAGGCACGTGGGGCACGGGAGCGGTGCCGCCGCCGACCGAGCCTCCGCTGGAGGCGAACAATCCAGGAGCCGCGCGCTGGGACCAACTCGGTCACGGCACCGCACCAACCCGCTCGACGATGTGGGTATCAATCGGAGAGACCGGATGGTCGCACGCCCCGATCGTGCAGATCTCGGTGTTTCAGGAACCAAGACCCGACGTCGAAATGCTCGGGATCAGCATGCTGGCCGAGAAGGCCGGCGTCGCAGTGTAGGAGAACGACATGGCGCCACGCAGATCTCCCCTGAGCAGCCTGTTCGCGCCGCCTTACATTCCTGGCGATCTGCAGTCCGCCCAGGACGTGGCGGACTGGCAGGCCCCGCGCGCCGGAACATGGCCCCGCTCTGAAATCGAGCGCTATCAGGTGACAACGCCGCAGACCGGCGTGAGCGCCGGCTTTCCACAGACGACGTCGGTGGATCCGGCCCTGCTGCAGGCCGCAGCGCAGAACCAAGTCTACACGCCCGGCTCCAACGTGACGGTCCAACCGCAAGGTGGCCCGCCGCCGGGGGCTCAGGTCGCGCCTGCCGTGCAGCAGCAGCAAATGCCGAGCCGTGATGATCTGGCCAATCAGATCATGATGCAGCTGCAGCAGCAGAGGATCGACATGAACACCGGCACGGGCCTGGGGTCATCCTGATGCTTTATCCCGAGGTTTCCCCCTCCGCTCCGGTTTCGCGCGATGATCTCGCGGCGATACTCGCGCGGCAGCAGATGGAGTTTCAGCGCGGACCGGGCGCGTTAGATCCTAACGGGCAGGTTATTGGTTCGCTGGGTGGGCAGGGTGGTTCGCAGGGCACGCCGTTTGTCGCGGGCGATTACGATCCTGCAGCTGCCGATCCTGCCGATCCTGCCATGGCATCGCCTACGTTTGCCGAGCCCGACGCTGTGTCCGTGAGCCCGTTTGGCGGTACAGGGCGCGACACCAGTGAAGCCTCCCAGGCCCAAGCCGGTCGGGACGCAGCCGCAATGGCGGCAGCTGCGCAAACAGCGGGACGCGATTTTGCTTCGAATACCCAGGGCAACGCCATCACTGGACCGCTCAGTGGCCCCGGCTTTGGTTCTGGCTTTGGCTCTACGTTTGGTTCTTCTCAAACCGCTCAGTCGGCTCCAGCTGGCTACACGACCGCCACGAACCAAGCCGCCAAGGGGGATTTTGGCCACGTCGGACAACCGGGCTTGCCTGCTGGCAATTTCGCGCAAGGCTGGGACATTGGCATTCCTGGATCCGTTCCGTCGAGCGTTTCCGATCTTTTCGACCAGGGCAAGAACGCGGTGGCCCAAGGGTGGGGTGGGGTTGGAAACTTTGATCCAGGCAATGCCAGCCTTGTCGGCGACATCATGGGGCAGGTCTCTGGCAGTTTGGCTGATCTTGGCGCCATGGGCGGCGGTCGGGGCGGCGGGGCCGTGGCAGGCTCGGCGCCAAGTGGGGGCAGCGGTGTCGCGGATCCAGGCAACGCTGGCCTCGTTGGCGACATCATGGGGCAAGTCAGCGGCAGCGTGGCCGATCTGGGTAACATGGGCGGCGGCTTTTCTGGCTTCGGCGCGACCGGCGGCTATAGCGGCAGCGCAGACATGAGCAATACCGGCGGCGCCCAGGGCTTCGGCGGTGGAGCCGTCGGCGGCTTCGGCGGCGGCGGCGATACCAGTGGCGGCGGCGGCGATACCAGTGGCGGCGGCGGCGGCATGGGCGGCAGTGATGGCAGTGCCGGTGGTGACAACAGTGGCGGCAGCAGCGGTGTCGGATGATCCAGTTCGTCTAC